CCCTCTTCTTTACTTTCACCAGAAGCATCTTTGTCTTCTGATTTTTCCATAAAAGAAAGATCGGGTTTACCTGCAGAAAATACATTAGGTTTCTTTTCTTCAGGAAGCATTATACTTTCAGCTCCGGGCATACCAAGGATGTTGTCCAGGTCTAAGTCAACCTGCTCAACAACGGTATTATCTTGTGTGTTACTCATATTTTTTTGTTGGTTTAATTGAAATCTACACTAATAATATAGACAAATATATACACCTAAACTTTAAAAATTTTTTGCTTTATGTAAATAAAACGGAGAATATAGCTACTTCTTCTTCTTTTTGTCCTTTTGTTCAGTTTTGTTTGGTGCGTCAAACCTGTTTTTATTCTCTTGAGCTATCCGCAACTGAGTGTTTGCTATTTCTCTCTGAGCATTTATTTTTTCTCTTTCAATGTTCAACTTCTCTCTAGACTGCATCATCTTGTTAGCTTCCTTCTCACGATTAAGATCCATAGTGCTCTGGTAGTTTTCAGACTTCTGAATTTGATCCATTGCATCCATGTAGTCAGACTGCTTATTCTCATTAATATCCATCATAGCTCCGTATCCTGCAGATCTTATTTGAGCTACTATAATTTCAGCTTGTCTGTCTTTATCTTTCTCAGATGCTTCAAACTCTCTCTTAAGCTGCTCTTCCTGCTGCTTAGCTTGAATCATTTGTTCCTGCATCTGTTGCTGTTGTTGCATATCTTGTTGTCTTACTTGGTCTGCTTTCTTCTCCGTTTGTTTGAGAATGTGCGTAACTTCAGAAATAGAATCAGACTTAAGAATATTACCCAGATCGTAGATACTAGCACCAGCAGTATTATTGTTAAGAGCAAGCTGCTTAAGCTGTTCAAGAATAGCTCTCTGGTTTGCTTTAGTAGTAGCAAACACATTAATATCACGGAGCAAGAAATCAGTACCATTTATCTCAAAGTTTTTTCTTTCATCAAGAGAGGTTATGTAATTAAGTCTTGCCGATGGTTTTGTAGAGTGGTAATGCTGAGCCAAGTCAGTTCTCATTTGATGCACTCTAGGCATTAGATAATCACAGTGCTGAATAAAGTATGTTTCAGTCTGAGCATAACTAGCGTTGATAGATTGCTCTACACCTGTAGCTGTTTGTCTGGTAATCTCCTGACCTAAGCGCTGTGGGGTAATACCAATTACCTCAAATGCTTGTTGCTTAAAGTACTGAGCTAACTGAATCCTAGACATCAAACGCTCTGTCTGTGACATATCCAGTTTCTGGAAATGGTTAAAGTTTAGAGCATTCTCAGTATTAGTAATAGAAGTATCCAGAGGTAACATCTGGAAGTTCTTCATTGCCACATATGCTTTAGCAAAGTTACCCTTTCCCCAGTCCTCACCCAGTGAGTGTCTTGGCAAAGAGTTCTGATCAAGCATAATAACAGTTCCTAACTCATCTACCAGGATATCCTGAATCTGGTTATTTACAAGGTTATAAGCAATCTGGAAAGGTTTCATCAAGTCAACAAGAGACCTTGAGTAAGTATTTCTATCAGAGAATACGGAACCCTCTACAGGAAGTTTACATCCATACAGAGAATTATCACCTTTAAATTGGAACTTAAGCGGACCAATATGATTTTGATTTACACCTAAGTAGATAGGAGTAATACCACCGGGGTTATTTGTACCCCAGAATGTAGGTCTGTTTGGACCAATCTTTACACCACCCCATACTTGGTTAATCCAAATCCAGTCAATATGCTCACCAAAAACAAGAGTATTCTTAGTTTTATTCTTTATCAAACTGGTATTATACTGTGGTTTATCAGTAATTGTGTAGTCCTCATCCACTATTTCAGTGACAATATCACCAGATAATGTGATTTTTGTGAGATGACCTACACGTCTTTGTGACTTCCAATATACTGTGGTAACTCTAAGAAGGTTAGACATACCCATATCCAGGTAGTCTTCATTCTCCATCATGATCCAGTTTACAATATCACCTCCATATTGAGCACTATCCCACATAGAAGTAAACTGTCTGTAACCAAGTGAAGGCATGTTTGTATTCCATGCATGTGACTTAGTACCATCATAGTATGTACCATCATTCTGATAACCCTGGATAGGGTAACCGGCAGATCTTACAGGATAGATAAGTTCAATTGATTCCATTTGCTTATCTGTCATCAACCAACCATACTTGTCAATAACATCAGCAACAGTCATCATATCATACTTACCAACCCAGTTACCATCAGAAATGTATCTAGTCTCTGGAGCTTTTTGATAGAATGTAAGTACAGGATTCCACAATTCTACATCATAGTCATCCTCCATCATTTTAAAATGCCAGAATTCTCTATCAGCAATAAGGAGATCACGGAAACCACGCTCCTCTAATTCATCTATATGAAAACGTTCAGTATCAACTCTGTGCTGATGTTCTGCCCATTGCTCAACCATTGAGCGGTAATCTTTCTGATAAAAAGCCTCAATTTCAGGTAGGCTTCTTAAAGATTCTGGAGATGTTTGTTCCTGAAACTCAGGGCTTTCTGGGTCTGCACCCATCATTATCAATCTCTCAGTAATCTTTCTTTTAGCATCACCAACAAGTAATTCTTCTACTTCAGCTTTCTTTTGCTCCAACATTTCATTGTAGGAGTATTCATCTACAGCACCATAAGTTACTCTAGTAACTCTTTTAGAAAACTCAGAAGTAAGAGTATTAACTACATTAGGGATAATAGGATAGAACTTAAGTTCCAATGCAGATGCATCTTCCTTTGTAAGAGTATCAATTAAATCAGCATACTCATTATCCTCCTCAATTACATAGTCTGTCCTATCAATAATACCCTTAGCAAGTTTGTAGTTCTTCATAAGGCGCCTAGCATTTCTGCGCACCATCTTCAATCCTTGCCACTCCAGCCAGTCTAAGCACCAAGCTGCCCAATCTTCATCTTTTTTAGATCTAGGTAAAAATTGAATAGGTTGATTAAGAGTACCCATTTTATTGTACTCTGTCTTGGCACCTGCCTTAACTTGTAGGGCGTTATATACTTGCATATTATCTTAAATTTCTAAACGATTGTTTTGGAACCTTCATGCCAAAAGTATTACCAGATCCACCAATATGGCGAAACGGGCTCCTAATTAATTTACTGAATTTATTGGAGTTATCCAACTTTTTTACATTGTCGGTTTCCTCATATCTCTTTTTATATCCTCTGTTTGCTTGCTGTACTCTAGCAAAAGCAATTAATGCTGCAAATGATACCAGTCTATCCACGTTTACTCCATCTCTATACTCCATCATTTCTTTTAAAAGCATAGGGTCTGGTATCCTTTCTATACCATAGGTAGTTCTTACAATCTTACCTTCTGATGTAACTTCCTGGTCTAACTCTTCTGTCAAGAAATCAATAGCGTAGCTAATCATGTGACTCTTAAATAGAGTACCGGTGTTTCTCCACCCGTATTCCTGGTAAACATTAGCATTAGCTCCTATATCTTTTAGGAATAATATCTGAGATCTAGGTACTAGATATTTCTGTTTTTTCCTGTCAATCATATAGGTAATAAACTGCGGGATGTTATTTTCAACTATTGTCCACGCATTATACCACTCTATAATCATTTCAAGTCTCTCATGTGTCTTTTTAATATCATCAAAACGACCACACCAAGCAGCTACAATTTTATCTCTTTCTATAAATGTCTGTATCTCAGAACCGTTATTCTTGGTAACCTCAACCGGAGTCTTGTAAACATATATAGAACACAGTGATTCTGAGGTAGTTGTCTTACCTTCAGACACAGGGTCAATAGACGCATAGTACATTCCAAACTCTGGATTCTTAACTGGTCTCTCCCATACTACTAAAGTACCTGTTTTATCCTCGGTGTTTTTAGTAACCGGGAATTCCATAATAGGTAATTTACTTGTAGTCTCTACTTCAATCTCACCCTTTATATTTCTATGAATGTCTAAGAACTCATAAGGATACAGTTTCTCATCTATCCTATGTATCTGCCCAGTAACTAGGTGTGCAGGAAACAATGACAATGTTCTAAAATCAAATGCTTCTTTTATATTTCTAGGATGCTGAGAAATACGTAGCTGGTATTCTTGAGGATCAAGTTCCTTTTTCCATTTGGCAAATAATTCATCTAAAGCTTCTAATGATTCTTTTACCTGAGAATTACCAAACTTATCTACATATGGCGGCATTGACCATTGTTCTGGTATAAATAGCCCAGTGGTACCAATAGTCCCTTTATC